CGGCTGAATCCGCATCTCTTGGACCTTGATGACCGTTGGGCGTATCTGCGTATATGATACGTTCTCGTTGATGATGCTATTGTCGAGCAGCGTTTCTTCGCTTATGAATAGTGCCTTCATGCCTTCGTGATTTTATTGCCTTTACGGATGACCAACTGCTGCTCCCATACATGGCGACATTGCGGTCTATTCACTCCGCTGGGCGTGTGATACCAACCGCCTCTCCTGTTCCAAACGGAGTAGCCCATGATAGCACTAATCCCGTCGATGTCGTCCCTCGTGTAAACCTTGCCCTGCCCCGCCAAGTCAAGCATCACCTTGCAGAACTCACGGCTGGAGCCTTTGTCCTTGTTGCTAAAACCTGTGGCCCATGCGTATTTGTAGCGGACCTCCAGTACAGGCTCGGCAACTTCCTTGACATTCTTGGGCAGGTTCTGCTCGGCAATCTTGTCCACGGCCCGGCTGATTGGGTAGCGGTCCTTTGTGATTAGGTAAGCGACTCGCTTGGCGACCTTGGCCTTGCTCACACCAAACTCTTTGGCCATTTCTTCAACCGATGCGTCCCGGTTCTTCTTGCGATACGCCTCAATCTTCAGGTCCAGTTCGACTTCTTCTTCGCCCAGTTCGGCAAAGGCCAAGCGGATGTTTTCGTCTATGTTGGAGTCAAACCGCATCGGCTTGGAGTGCATCACATGGTAGTCGTCGGCATGGCATCCGAACTTGCTTGCAACCACTTCCAAGACTTTGAATTCTTCATCGCCCCATCCGTAGTCCTCGTCGTCTTCCTCGCCCCAAGTAGGCTCGCTGAACTCTTGGGCCTGCACTCCGAGCATCGTGTCAATCTCTTGGGCTGATAGCCCAAAGCCTGCTGACAACATGGTCCGTGCCATCTCCAGCGTGATTTTCTCCTGCATATACTGACGCACGATTCGCATCAGGTTTTGATACTCACGGCCTGACAACTTCTTGATGTTGTCGTTGCTCTGCAAGGCTTCAACGGCTTGGGGTTGCTCGTCGGGTTGGGGGTTAGGTCCAACCACGTCGGCAGGTTTCTCCAAAGGTTGCAGACCTGCTTTCTCACGCAGTTCGTCTTGGGTCATTATCTGCAAAAGAGCCTGTTCGCTTAGTCGCTCCGTGATGGGTTCCACCGGGATAAGTTCCATACCTTCGACTCCGTTGAACGAACCGAGGTAGTTAATCATCCGTTCCACTTTGCGCACCCGGTCGTTGACGTAGGTGGCCTTGAATAGTTCGTAAGCCTCGACCAATTCGTTGCGACCACCCAATTGGCCCTCGGTCTTTACTCCGAATAACATGGGGTTGGTTACACGGTGTGCGATGAATATCTCCTGCTGAATGGCTTTGTTCAGTATCTCGAACTGCTTATCCATGTCGCTCGGAGTGAGCGGTTCCAAAGTCGGGGCCTTGGCTGCATCGTCGTTGAAGGTTACAACGAAGCGACCAGCGTTGTCGGTTCCTGAAAACTTGCGTTTGATTTGACGCTCAATATCCCCCTGTTCTTCGGGGGTCGGGATGCCGTTGTTAAAGTTTATCAAGTATCCCCCCCAAAAGTTGTTGCGGAGGTTGTTGTTGTGGAAGTTGGCCACCTGTACGTCTGCTTCAATCCAAGCGTTGCCACCGATGTATTCGGGAAGCGGGTAGTGTTTCACGCCTGCTGCATAGACCCTGTAATAAAACAACTGCTTTCCGAGGCGATTCTCCGGGTCGAATGCAGGGATTTTCTCGATGTCCCCAACCTTGGGGAAGAGTTGCATCATGTCGTCGTTGTACCAGTCGGCGACTTGAAACATTTTCTCTTCTTTGTCAACCCGGATTTTCTCGAACGGGACGTGCTCCATCTTGGCGATGGTCCCAAGTTTGGACCAAGTAACTGCGACCGCAAAGCCGTTGAAAATCTCCAAGTCAAGGACCAGTTTCTCGGTGATGTCGTTCAAGTCCTCGGTGCTGGAAAGTCCGTCAAAAAACTTGATGAACCGGGCCTGCTGCTCCACGGTCAAGTCATCCCCTGCCTGCCAGCCTCCGCCCATAATGTAGTTGACCTTGCCGTTAACGATGGCATTGTGCTTGGACGACCTGCGATAGTTGTCCAGCAGGTAGTAGGGGTATTCGTTGGCAAAGCCGTAGGTGATGTATTTGCCGGAGCGGTTCTCCAGCATTACAGGGACCTTATGTTCTATCCCAAGCCATTGGGTGAAGTGTTGAGTAGATTTATTACTCATAGCGTTTGGATGGTAAATGAAAGGGCTGAAATCGTGATACTTCCACCGCTATCGATTGCGTTGACGTAGATGGTGAACTCATCGTTGACCGCACCCGTAACGTAGGCTTCCGTGTAAATCCCATGGCCGTCTGAGTGGCTGATTTTAATCTCGGTCATTGACTGGTCTATCGGTGTTCCATTCTTGGCGATGTAGACCTTGATTTGGTTGTTGTTGCCCTGCTGCGCAAGGACCATGGACGCAGCGATGCGAAGGGTCGCCCCTGTTGTGCCTGTGTAGGTCAGCGAGTTGGTAGTTCGTGAGAAATTGTAGGTTGACAAAACGCCTGATTTCATCGAACTTGTCAACTTGACCCGTTGCCCTTGCGTAGGCGTGAAGGCCGTGTCGGTGTCGAGGTAAAGGTTTGCAAAGCCACGCTCTCGATCAAGCGTTGCGGTATCGGCAAGGTCGTCGAATAGACCGCCTACACGGGATGCGGTGTTGGCCCCGGCAGCGGTTTCGTTGGTGATGGTTAATGCACTCGCTTGGAGTTGGCTTCGTGTTTGTACGCTCATGCGAAGGATTGGTCAAAGGTTGAATCGAATACCCTCACGCTGGATGCGAGGAAGGTGTTGTAAGTGATTGAATTGGCGTAGGTATTGAAGCCTATCGTTGCGGTTTGTACAAATGCCAAGCCCGTTTCAACCACCGCAAGGGCTGCTGAAACCGTGCTATTGGTATCGTAAACTTCATACTTATACGAGCCTGTTTCAAGCGACCCCACGGCAATCGAAAATTGGTCATAGCGATTCGTGTAGTTGGAAAGGTTGGCTGATTTCAGTAAGGTGAAATCGGTCGTGGTGTTCTTGGCGATGCTTGTGAGTCGCAAGATGTAGCGGTCCCCCGTGCTGGCTCGCTCGGTCCATGTAACCGTCAGTGTGTTGGTTGTGTCAGGGTTCAGGTAAAGCATCTGCTTGTAAATGTGCGATGCCCCCGAATTTCACAATTTGCGCCCAATCTGCCTGTATAGTTCGGCTCGTTTCTTGGCGGTTTCGGCTACATTGAACCGCTTTTTGATGTCCCTCGTTAGGTTGTCAGCCAATCCCTTGCGAAGGTCGGGGTCAAGAATCAACTGCTTGATGTATTTGTACCAGTCCTTTGGTTTGTTGTAAGGGACTAAGAACCCGTTCTCTCCGTGCTTGATGACATCGGTGTAGGGTATGGTTTCGGATGCGATGATGGCCTTGTTCATCCACCCTGCCTCGACCACCTTCAACTCGGATTTGAGTTTGTTAAACTTGGTATCTCGGAGCGGTGCAAGGGTTACGTTCACGAAGTTGTAGCCACCCACATAGGAATAGATGTCAGCAGCCTGAATGCGTCCGTAGTTCGGGTTGTTGCCTTGATCGCTGATTATTTTCTCATAGCCTTCATAGACAGGGTTGTTGTCGTTCCACCCTCCGAGGTAGAGGCGGTACTTGCCGTCAAGGTTTGCGTCCCAGCGTAGTTTCTGCATCCCCTCACGGAGCATCTCCATGTCCTCTCCATGCTGCGCCCCACCGAACCAACCGAACTTGACGAGGTGCTTGTCGGGTTCTTCGTCGGGGTTGGGAATGAATTGCTGATACGCTTCGTAAGGCTCGTTCTGCAATATGCTCACATTCGCATTTAGAGGCCGTATGCGGGCAGCAAGATGCTCGGTAGTACAGGTAACCCAATCGGCTAATTTGATGTGCTTACGGATGACCTCTGCGAGTTTGGTTTGGTGATAGTGGCGATACATGATGTGGCCCGATTCAAGCACCCAGTAGTCGTCCAAGTCAAGGATGACTTTGGCCCCGAATTGGGTCAGGGCTTTGTAGACGTTCTCCACCTGCTCCATCGTCCCCTGACACCAAAGCCGGCTGAACAGGAACAGGTCAATGGACTTCAATCCCTCGTCACTAATCGTGGTGATGTTCTCGACGCACACATAGTCAAACTCCGGGTAGTTGTCGCCAAGGTATGCGTTCGGCATTTCAAGGCGGTAGAAACTGCACCCGGTTGGATGGGCGTTGTAAACGATACAAATCTTCATGGGGTAAAAATAAGAAGGGCAGCCATTGCTGACTGCCCCTCTCAAACCTCAGTGATGAAAACCTGATGCGAAGATACTACGAGCCGAGTATCTGCGCAGTCGATGGTGTAAAGACTGTTGACTCGATTAGGAACATCGGGTCAGGCTCCATCCCGGAAAGCGTTATTTCGTAGCCGTTTCGGTCGCCAAAGGCAGTACCACTTCCAGCGGTTCCAGCAGTTGCCTCAAGGCCATTTATAGCACCCAGCAACCAGTAACGACTGTTGTTGTCTTGAACGATGACGATGACTTTACTACGAGCGAGCAAACGGAGTTGATTGCGTACTGCGACTTGCATTTTGTTGATGGTGAAGGTTACTTCGGGGGTGTAGAAGATTGTGCCATTCTCCATGCTTGCGTTCAAAGTTTCGGTCATGGATGACGTGGCTTTGGTCAAGTCGTATTCAAAAAAACCGCTTGCATTGTATCCGGTGAACCCCGTAACCGCACCTGAAAGGTTAGCGTTGCAGGACCCGGTAGAAATCCAGTTTTGGACGTAAATTGTTTTGATTCCACCTACGGAATCACGGCAGCCAAGGGCGTAGCCAGTTGTTAAGGAGCAGGACATATGTGTGTTTTGGTTTTAAGTTTCAAGAGAACAAAAAAGTGAGGGGAGGTTTCCCTCCCCCCTACACATTAGGTCAAGCGGAAGTCTACAACCAAGTCTGGATACGCTAGTTGCACGCCTGCTTTGAAAGCTGCGATACTCCGTACTTCGTCTAGGTCCCTTGAATAAAAGATGGAAAACTGCTCCTCGTCGCTCAAAAGGTCCGTCCCGTAGAAGAAATTACCGAGGTAAGATGCAACGATGCGGTTGGTGTTGGTCAAGCCGGGAACCGCAATTACACGGACGTTTGTGCCGGGATAGATGATGTCCCCGTCAGCAAGACCAGCCAAGTCAACTTGGTTGTACATGACACCTGTGGAGGCTTTGAAAGCACCAATCAAGGTACGGAAGTTGTTCCAACCGCAGAAGATTACGAGGTCAGTCTTGGTCAAGATGGCCTGTGGGATTTGGTTGTAGATTCCGTCAAAGATGGCAATCACGTTGCTTGTAGTGATACCAACGGAGGCCGATACCGCTCCTGTGTTACCGCTAATCGTTGAACCCGAAGCAGCGTTCAAGAGTTGGTTGATACCGCTGAAGTAAGCGTTACCCTGCCAAATTGCATTCTCCAAAGCCTCAGCGATGCGGAGAGCCTTCTGCTCGGAGAAAGCCTGCTCGAAAGGAACGCCATCGTAGGTAGAGCCAGCAGTCAACTGGGTCTGCATCCAATACTGCTCCAAGGAACGAGGACACAAGGTTTCT